GCCTCCCTCAGTTAAATCTGGTACAATGTGATTATTTGTCATGTAAATGTGACCACCTAACGCAATAAGTCTGCCACCACGAGTCTCACTATTTTTTCCACCAAACACTCTAATAGAAGAAACATTCTCCCCTATTTTCTTGCAGAACTCCGTGAATTCAATACTTTTGGAAGAGGAACTCTCCCTCGAGAAATTCGCACTTGATAAGTCCAAAGTGTTATTGTACCATACATTTTCTCTACCGTTTAACTCTTCAACCGGTCTTGTTCCAACTTCTTCGGAGACATCTCCTTGTGGCATCATTTTCTTGTAAGTTTTGTACGATACTAGAATCATACTCACAATTGTTGCTAATGGGATAAAGATCTCTGGTTGTTTCATTTTATTGTACATGGTATTACCCACACGTTCCCACATCTCCTTGTTATAACTCTTGCGATAAATATCATTGAGTTTGATTTTATATTCTGCAACATTTCTGTTCATTGTTGTGTAAAAACGATAGAACAGTACAAAACGTTTGTAGTGTTTATTTGAAGTAATTATTGCAAAATAATATCTCACAAAATTCAAATACAAGAGAAAAAGAGTAGAGAATATGCCAAGAGAGCAATTCTCAATAATTCCTTGTGGTTTTACACTACATAAATTATCAGGTAAATTGCAACAAAAACACAAATTCGTCTCTTGTATCAATTTGACACAATTTTGCACTCTCCTTTGATCCTCATTGAACTTGTTGATTGCGCCATCAAACCAGATCAATAGTTCTTTTATGTTTAAATTATCATGAATTAGCTCAACATTTGCATAGTGTTTACCTTTGGAAATTGACACTGGTCTCACCAATTCTACCTTAAAGAACCACAAATCTGGATATGCAACATCAGTTGGAACTTTTGAGGAATTCAACATGCCTCTTTCATCTTTAAACTCTGGTTTCACAACTGGAGTTATGATAAAAGGAAATCTTCTCTGCACAGCAGATGGGCAAGAGAAATAATGGTAAGCATTTAAATTTCACATTGGTCGTCGCAACAACCAACTTACCTCTAAAAGGAGTTGTTCCTTTCATTTCTAATGAAGCTTGATCTGGACAATAAGCTTGATTGTTCATAACCTGGATCACAACATTGAGTGATTTGGGATCTCCCAAACTTGGGTCCTCATTAGCAATATCATCCAGAATGACTGTATGTTGAGAAGTAACAAAACCGTCCCAATATTTCGCAGCAGGGTTAACAGTGTATCTAAAAGCTTCTCCACATGGTAAATTTTCATGTTTCGCGAAGTAAGTACACAACATATTGGTTATAGTTGTCTTGCCAATCCCTGAATCCCCAAATATAAGTAAACCTATAGGAGCTTCTCTATTGCTACGGGCTGCGGTCTTCGTGTTCAAATCATCTCGGATCATCAGCATATCATTCAGTGTCAATTTAATCATTTTAATATCTGTCTTATCAAGCCTGAAGGAATGTTTTTCAATATTTGTTAATTTTTCAATGACAACATCTAATCTTCCTCGAAAATCCGATTCAGTGAAACCATTCGCTTCTGGATTACACAATTGATCTTTTTGTCTAACGAGTTCTCTACAATCATCGTACAAATTTTTGTAAGTCCCACCTGAATGGAACAAACAATTTATGTCACCTGTTAGATAAACTTGGTATCCTCGTTCAACAATGAACAATATAGTATCACAAAGAACAAACATAAAATCCGTTTTCTTGTACATTTTCTTTTTTATGGCCACCTCTTCCAATTTGGTATAACCAAAAGTTTCAAAATTAATGCCGAATTTATCGAATATAGACATACTCAATAAGAACATACAGCACTTGTATAATTTGATTACTATTGGACTTTCATTGATATTTTTGTAAGAATTTAGAAAACCTCTGGAGGTTTCAAAAAAATCAGCTTGAATGGATAGATCTTTGAACAAATTTTTGACAAAAGGTCCAACTCGACTGAATAAAGTTTTGACTGTAGATTCATTGTATCTACACTTCAAGAAGATTCTTACAGCCATGTAAATTGTCTGATATCTAGTGTATCCTTCTATTTTCTGCGTTGACATCTGTACAAAAGTAATTATGTCATCAAACAATTTTGGAATATAATCAACATCCAATTTCTTAATGTGTCTCAATATATCTGCATTCAAATGAGGCAAAAAGTAGTTCGTGAAAAACTTTGAAGTGTAAGATTCAGATTCAGCCTGGACAACAAATTTTGACAGATCAACATTTCTATTTGTTGGTGATATGTTTTGAAACATCCCATAATCATGTTCTGAAGAATATAAAAATTCGCCATACAGATAAGATTCAGAATCGTCTTTTTTATATTTGAATAATTCCTCTTCAAGATCCACATTTTCAACGCTAGAATCTGATTCAAAATCAAAATCTGTTAAAATTTTCTTATCATTTTCAAAAATTTCTGGGATTTCTTCTTGCAAAATTTTACTTTCCTGGATTGTAGTATCCAGGGGACTTAGATACGTTCTTTGAAAAGAACGCATTGTTTGTTTTTTGTCACAATAACCATCACAAAAAATTCTATGAATAGAATCATCGAGATGGCGTATTGGTGACATAGGTCCATCACTTTCATAAATCATTTTTTCATCATTATGAGTGACAATTGATAATTTAGATGGAACAAAATGTTCATTTCTACTAGAATCAATAATTGATTCTTCATTTTTTTTTTCTTTAATTTCTTTTCTTTTAATGTTGTACATATGTTTAAAAGATTGATTGCTTTAAATGATTACGGTTACAATCATGTACCTATATGCGTGTCAATTAGCATTGACTAATCTTCATCTTTTCGACTACTAATTAGTTTATTAATAGATTACTTTTCAATAAATTCTCTTTCAAATATCTCACTTTCCTGTTCAAATCTTAGTTTGTTAAAGATTCTACCGGGGTCCTAATATTCTACTATCGTCATTATTTACTTTTCATAGCATAATAATCATTTAGATAAGTGCTACACTTATCAGTTTGACATTTTGAAACAAACTATTCAACACCAAGGACGGTATGGTGTTTACTAGTCACGAAAATTGAGATGAATAACTCAATTTTATTTAATCAAATGTAACATGCAATATAGTTTTAATTTACTATAGAGATCTATAAAACTCTATCAATACTGTGCAATTTTGTATTACAAAAGAGATTGCTAACTCTAATTCAAACATGCAAACATATAAATT